TTAGAAGGATAATATAAAGACAATAAAAAACCCGCTAATTAGCGGGTTTTTCATCTTCAGTACCTGGATCAGGCTCAGTAAGAAGCTGTTTCAGTCTAGCAGTATAGCCTTCTCTGGCTAATAACAATCTATCTAATTTTCTCTTTACCTCTGCCTCATCTTGCGATAAAATATTTAATTCTACCACAAAAGCTTTTTGCTGGTCGGTCATATCATTTATAAGATATTTTTCTCCGTCCATTTCCAATACTGGTTCATTTTTAATTTCTTCTGTCATTTGAATATATCCTTCCAGTTTCCATGTGTACTACCTTTAGCATACTCAGTAGCACGGTTTTCAAAGAAGTTAGTATGCTCAACTCCATTTAACATATAGTCCAGCCAACCCAATGGATTTTCTGTACTATGAAAGATTCCTTTTAGTCCCAAACCTAATAATCTTCTATCCGCAATATAACGAATATAAGCTTTTACTTCATCAGCAGTTAAGTCTGGAATATCTGCATCTTTAAAACAGGTATCAATAAAAGCATCTTCTAAGTCTACTACTCTTTCAGCAGCACAATAGATTTCATACTTTAGTTTATCATCCCATAATGTAGGATTTTCTCTAATAAATTCTCTGAATAAATTAGTCATTCCTTCTACATGAAGTGTTTCATCTCTTATACTCCACGTTACTATCTGTCCCATTCCTTTCATAAGATTATGACGAGGAAAGTTTAATAGTATAGCAAAACTACTAAATAACTGAACTCCCTCTGTAAATCCACTATAGACAGCCATTGTTTTAGCCATCTCAAAAGGTGAATTCATATTAAAGTCAGTTAAGTAGTCATGCTTGTCAGACATAGCTTGAATTTCAGAAAACATTTGATACTCGCTTTCATCAAATTCAAGAGTGTCTAGTAATAGAGAATATGCTTCTTGGTGTACTGCTTCCATAGAAGCAAATGCAGATAACATCATTCTCACTTCGGGCTGTTTAAATGTAGGTAAGTAATGTTTTGCATAACCACAACATACATCTACATCTGCCTGTGTAAAAAACCTAAATATTTGACTTAATAGTCGTTTATTTGGTTCTGTTAGTTTTTCTCTAAAATCTTTTAAATCATCTGCAAGACTAACTTCTTCTGGCATCCAATGCATTTGTTGTTGCATTTTGTATGCTTCGAACGCCCACGGATAATTAAAAGGTTTATAATAATTTCTTTCTTCTAGTAAATTTGCCATTTATCCCTCACACGCAAGACAGCCTTCTTCGTCACTATAGTCGAAGATGTACTCTCTTAATTTCTTGTCCGATACATTATCGGCTCGTTTAATCGCTTCACTACGAAGGTAGTAAAGAGTTTTCATTCCTTTTTTCCACGCCATCATATGAACATTGTGTAGCTCTTGCTTTGATACATCAGCAGGAAAAAATACATTACAACTTTGAGACTGGCAAATGAACTCCTGTCTTTCTGCTGCTAAATTTACAACCCATCTTTGATCTATTTCTACTGCTGTTGCAAATATAGATTTTTCATGTTCATTCATAAAATCTAAGTGCTGAACCGATCCGTGATTTGTAATAATACTTTTCCATATTTCGGGTGTGTTTCTATCTTTTTTATTAAGTAGTTGTTCAAGATACTTGTTTTTAAGTAGAGAACTACCTGTTTTAGTTTTTTGAGTAAATGCATTAGCACGATATGGCTCAATGCTAGGGCTTGTGTTACCACATATAATGCTACTACTAGCATTAGGAGCCACAGCCAAAAGGTGAGCATTACGTACTCTGTTATCTTTGTCATCTGGACATGCTCCTCTTTCTCTTGCAAGTTCTTCAGTTTCAAACTGTGCTTGCTCTTTTATGTGCCTAAACATTGTATAGTTTGTACTTTGTGCAAACATACTTTCAAAAGGAATATTTTTCTTTTGCAAGTACGCATGGAATCCCATAGCACCTAGTCCAATACTTCTTTCTCTTTCAGCACTAAATTTAGCTCTTGATAAAGCATCAGGAGCTGTTTCAATAAAGTAGGTTATTACATTATCTAAAAAACGAACTAAATCTGGTATAAAAAACTCATCGTCTTGCCACTCGTCAAAATTCTCCAGATTAACACTAGAAAGACAACATACTGCTGTTCTTTCTTCATTAGTCGGAAGGGTAATTTCTGAGCAAAGATTACTATGATTTACTTTTAATCCTAAGTCTTTTTGAAACTCAGGTAAAGCATCTTGCACAGTATCTTCAAACATTATATAAGGTTCTCCAGTTTCTACTCGATTTTGTATAAGTTTAACCCAAAGTGTTTTTGCTTGGACTGTCTTTTTTACTTCTCCACTATGTGGATCTATTAAGTCCCAGCTATCATCAAAATCTTCTTCTTGTGTTGCTTTATCTATCAGTTTCATAAAAGAATCTGGTATGACAACAGCATGATGAAGATTGGTAGATTTTCTATTTATGTCACCACCTGTAGGCTTTCTAATATCTAGAAACTCTTCTACTTCAGGGTGACTAATATGCAAGTATGATGCATAACTACCTCGTCTTGTGACGCCTTGGCTGAACGCTAACATTTGTGCGTCAACCACTTTCATAAAGGGTATAACCCCTGTACTTTCACTTCCGCGAGATGTAGTAGATCCTACACTTCTCACAGAACTCCACGTTCCGCCTATTCCTCCTCCCACAGAAGAAAGCCACGCATTTTCTGTATAATGATCGCTAATTCCACCTCTACTATCCTCTACATAGTTTAAGAAACAACTTATGGGCAAGCCTCTATCTGTTCCACCATTTGTGAGTATAGGAGTTGAAAACATAAACCAAAGTTTACTAGCGTAATCATACATTCGTTGGGCATGTGAATCATCATCAGAGAAAGCAGCTGCAGCGCGTGCAAAAGCTTCCTGTGGTGAAGTTTCAGTCTCCAACATATATCTGTCTTGCAGAGTTTTTAAACTAAATTCGTCTAATAGTTCATCTCTGTCATAATCAATTATTACTGCCATTCAAATATCCTTTTATGTCTGAGGATAAATCCTCTATATTCATTCCTGATTCGATTATTGCTTGCTCTGAATAGCTCTCTAAATCCATGAGTTCAGCATTAAGCAATAGTCTATCTGCATTTTCGTTGAGAGACTGTATAAATTTATACTTGCTATCTATAGGACAGCTATTGTATATATCATATAAGTCTCCGTAATCATTGATAAGTGAGACAGCACGTTTTGGACCTATCCCTGCTATTCCAGGAATGTTATCTCCAGTATCGCCTGCTAAACATTTGAGTGTCAGATATTTATCTGGTTCTACATCATAATGTTCTTCCCAATTATCAATAGTAATCTCTTTTCGTGTTACTGTAGAAAAGCGAGATACTCCGTCCCTAATAAGTAAATCCCAGTCTTTATCTGATGATATCAACCATATATCTCCTATATTAAATTCTTCCTTCTTTCCTACGATCCATGCGGCTAAATCATCAGCTTCCAAGCCTTTATTCTTTAGCACCATATAACCTTTGCTTTTTAATTTCTTAAAAGCATTTGCGAATTCTCCCAAAAATTGTTCAAATTCTTTCTTTTCTGTTTCAGTCTGCGTGTCATACTTGTCCTTTCTATTCCCTTTATACTCGGGATAGATATTCTTTCTATAGGTACTTCCACCATCAGCTAATATAATCATGTTACCACAATTATATGACTTTGCTAAACTTTCAACAGTTCTCACGTAATCATTTGTATAGTACGGTACTCTTTTATATCTCCATCTAAATGCGATATTAAGTCCATCAACTATTATTAGATTTTCGTTGTGTTCTTGTTTCTTTAATGTTTCTGCGAATTCCATCTTCTTCCTGTTTGCAATTCCCACAAGATCTACCTACGGGAACATAAATTATTCTATCTGTTATTGGACACATATGCTTCCAAAACGTGTGGGTCACTCTAACCTACTTATATTGTCCTCTTTTATTACTTCTACTTTTGCAAGAAGGGGGTGAGTCCAGCCATGAGAAACTAAATATGTATTTAGATCTTCTCCAAGTAGTATCTCTACTAGTTTTTCTTTTCCTTCATCATCGAGTACCGAAATTATTTCATCGAGAAACAATGTATTGATGCGTGAACTAGATATACTACTCATTAATTTCCTTATTGCTAGCAATGTTGCTGTATTAACTCTTGCTAGTTCTCCTGAGGATAAAGCTAGAATGTCTACTATCTTTGCGTTATCCGTTATTTCCACATTCAATCTATCATTTGTTACTACAAACTCAAGACTAAATCTTCCTGCTGAAAGTTCAGCAAGGTATTCATTTGTTAAATCTTCTAGATCTTTTACTAGATTTTCAATCTTATATGCAAGTAGTCCATTTGTACTAAATGCTTTTTTCAGTATCTCTAGATGTGTTGCCTTTTCTTCGACTTTACCCAATGCTGCGACAATTTCTTCCAATTCGTTCTCAAAGTTATTTGTCTGTTCAGAGATTATATCAAGCCTCGTATTATGTCTTTCGGCTTGCATATTGCTTTCCGCAATTTTTTCTATTTCCATTCTTACATTTTGTATTTTGGAAGTAATTTCGTCAATTTTGGAAGATAGCTTCTCACCGTCGAAAATCTCTGTCGGAAGAGAGTTGTCCACATTTCGAATAAGATTCTCAAAGTCGTTCTGCAAAGAGTCTCTTCTTCCAACCCGAAGGTTGTTGTCTCGAGCTCTTTCAAGTTTTTCCTCTATATCCTCTTCTTGATCGACTCCTGAAGTTATGCTTCTTACATAACTCATTCTTAATTCTTCCATCTTATCCCAATCTATATCCTGTTCACAGGTTGGGCATTGTCCGTCAAGTTCCGAGACTTTCTCCAAGTGCGCTTGAGCATCAGACAATTGAGCACGTACTGTGCCAAGTTTCTGCAGCATAGCGTCAAGATCAATCTTCTCACCTTTGAAGAGACGGTTCTCGTCTGCTTCAAGCTGTTGCAACTGCTCCTTATTAAAATTATTGTCTATAATTTTTTTATTTTTTTCAGAGATTTTTTCAAAATCGTTTCGTAACTGCTGTAACTCTTGTTCGTCTTTTTCTGACGATTTTGGTAAATTTAATATAGGAAGTATGTCTATACTCTCCAATTTATTTTCATTTAACCATTTTATTATTGTGTCAGACTTACTCTCGAGGCTATTCATTTCTAGAGAAATCTCTCTCGATGCTTCTTTGAATATCTCAAAGAACTCTACATACTCAGTTAACTTTAAAAGATCGATTAGAAACTTTTTTCTGTTCGTATCTGTCGCAGTTAAAAACTGAAGTGATGTATTAGTATTCTGATATACAAGCTGCGTAAAGGTCTTGAAATCAAGCCCCAATAATTCTTGTACGGTTTTATATGTATTTGTTGCTGTGTGCGAGGATATATCTTCTCCATTTTCATAGAGTTTACACTTTATACTTGCCTTTCGAGTTACGTCTATTTCGTACTCACTATCGTCAACAGAGAAAGTAAGGTTGATAGCATAGCCATCATTTACAAAGCGGTTTTGAATTTCCTGCTTTTTTATACCTTTACTATTCTTGTTGAATAAGACTTCTTCGATAATAAGTGGAATGGAAGACTTACCCATTCCGTTGGTACCGACAAGTTGAGTGAGATTGCTAGAGTTAAGATCAAGAATGTTTCCTTTACCATAACTAAAACAATTATCCCAGCGTAGCGTTTTTAGAATAATCACTAAACACTCCCATTATTTGTTGTATTTTTTCATCATTCAAATCGAGTATCGCACTCAGATATTCTGCTAGTTCTTCTTCGATTGTTAAGTCTTTGAGATTTAACGTAGCTTCTGTACTTCGTTTTACTACTTTCTTATCAAGTAGTTCTGAGTTCTTTATTGAAGCTAAGTCAGCAACATCTCCTTCGATTTCATAGATTGTATGATGAAACTCTGTTTGTACCATATCCTCTGGATCGGTAACTGTTTTTCTCAGTAATTGTGGTAGGTCAAATTCATGCCATGTCCAGTCACTACCATCAATCATAAGATATCCTGTCTTAACTATATCTCTGTGAAAAGATGTAGTCATAGGGGAGCCTGGATAGATAATGTTTCTTTGTGTATTTGTATGACTATGTAGGTCTCCTGCGTACACAAGAGGAAAAGCATTAAATCTATCTAGGTCTACCTCAGGTGTTACATGAGGGGGTATTTCACCCCTTACATGTGTATATAAAGGTTTGTCAGTATTGCATTTTTCTATAGAGCCTTTTCTATGTAAGTCTACATAGGGTAGAATAGTTCCCCATTCATACTCTGTAGTTTTATCTACAATCTCAACAAGAGGATTTACATCAGATGTGGCTCTTTGTAGATTAGAAAAGAAAGTCTTGTACTTTTTAGTAGCTTCGTGATTACCATCATAAATAATAGTAGGTATTGAAACATCTTTAATAAAATCAAAGTAAAGTGTAAGCTCGTCCATTGAGGGCACTCTATCAAATAGGTCTCCGCCTATGATATGCAAGTCAACTTCTTTTTCTAATTCATGTACTGTTTCAAAAAATAAGTCATATCTTGCGCAGGCCCAAGCCATTGGAACATTCTTTTGTCCTAATTTTATATGCCAATCTGCTGTAAATAAAATCATGCTACGAAATCCTCGCCTGGTTGCCATGCGCAACCTGTGAGACCACCAGCTTTTAAAGCTTGTAGTGTTCTTAGCACTTCTTTTGCATCTCTTCCCGTATCTAATGCATTTACTGATACGTGTTGGATAAAGCCTTCATCATCAACTATAAAAGTTGCTCTGTAAGGTACTCCTTCATCAGGGTCAACTATCCCTAATCTATTAGCGAGAGATAGTCCACTATCTGCTGCCAAGTTGTGTTTGATATTGCCTATGAGATCATTTTGTTCTTTCCACGCAAGTTTACAGTATTCATTGTCGCCACTGATACCTGTAACTATTGCTTCTCCTACCAAACAATCCATGTCTGCTATTTCAGTTGGACAGATGAAAGTAAAATCTTTTGGGTAAAAGTAAACTACATTCCATTCTCTGTCATCAAAGTATGCTTCTACAATATCATTGTTAGAACTTACTGCAGGCAGTGAAAAGTAAGGAAATTCTTCTCCTATTCCAATCATGTTTTTCTCCTTACGAAATTGAGAACTCAGAGTCTACATCAGATGGAGCTTCAGCGCCGTCAGATGGTTGAGTAACTCTTTGTAATAGTTCTAATTGAGCATCAGGTGTAGGTCTAGGTAAAACGTCGTCCATTGAACGAATACCAGCTATAGCTGCGTTTTCTGCCTCTGACAAAGCACGGACTTTGCATTTTAGTGCTTGAAGTCTATACTCTACATTGAAAGCCATTGGACCAGTTTTGACTCTTTGAAAATGTATGTCCCAACCAGTTTCTACATCAGTTGGATCTCCAAGATCTTCTGCTGCAACCATGATTTGTTCCATTAGTTTCTTTTTAAGATTTACTACTTTTACATTTCCATCAGCAGGGTCTATGCATTGACAAGCATATGCCCAGCCACATTTAAGGTCTGGAAAGAATTCACGAACGTGATCTTTCTCTTTGTTGTTGAATGTTTCTGTTTCTCTGTCGAAAGCAAGACATTCCATAGGAATATTTTTGCCGTTCTCACCTTTGATCCAGTAAACATATCTAGGTAATAGATCTCCTACTATACGGAGTACATTGTCTCCTTCTTTGTATGTGTATTGATCTATTTTTTCTTTTTTTGCGCTCCCTTGCGCTTGGTTAAATTTTATTGCCATTTTAATTGTTTTCCTGTATGATTTTCTTCGTATCTAAAATAAACATAGTTATCTACGATTTGAAGTAATCGATTGTCGTTTGTTATTTGTTTTATTAATGGGTTATACAACATATGTAATCTTGTATCACCCTGTTCTTTATATGTAAAATAATTTCTAAAAGAGGCAACCATTAAATATGTTGCACACTCTTCTGGGGAATACTTTTTGTGATTAGCTAATAATTTTTCAGGGTGGAGTAAAAAGCTTCCACCGACAAAATTACCCGCCCGATATTTATAGGCAGGGTCTTTTCGATTAATTGCTATACGCTTGTAAGTAAGAACATGAATAATTGCGAGTATCTGAATGGCATCGCCTTCTGTTACTTTCATTATTTTTTCCCAATTATATTTTATCATTATATTATATCAAAATTTAGAATCCGTGTCAAGTAGTATTTTTCGGAGGTCTTTACAAGGTTGATATATCATATCCTTGCTTGATATAATATCCTAGTCGTTGACTAGCCTGTCGCCGTGCAGTATTTCCGATTAAATTTATATCAACAACTGTAGGTTGTTGTTTTCCTTCATATGTACGAATAATTCTTCCAATGAGCTGTGTAAGTAACGGCTCGTTATTTACTGGTGTGCCAAGAATTAAACAGCTAAGAATGTCTAATGAAATACCTTCTGAGAATATACTTTGTGTCCCATATAGTATGTTTTTATCTTCAAATATCTGTTTAATTATATCTGGTCTTTCTTCGTGTGGGATTGCTCCTGTCACACAAACTGCACTATCACCAGTGAGTTTCGCACAGTTTTTTAGGAAATCCACTCTATCAGATACTACGAGTACCTTATGACCTCGTGCAGCATATGCACTAGCAGTCATGGCTATAGAGTTTTGATACTCTGAGTCGTAAGCCAACTCATTTACTCTATTAGCCCATGGGATAGAGTTTCCGTCCATGAACCTAATTGGAAGTTTTAAGATGTCAATTTTTGGCATCATAAAGTTTTCCTTTGGTGGTTTATAAACATTGTCTCCAAAATAATCTCTAAAGACTACATGTCTACCATCTTTTCTTTGTAGTGTACCAGTAAGACCTATCTTATATCGTGCACAATTTTTATCTATAATTCTTGAGAATGTGGGACTACTAACATGATGCATTTCATCTAGGATAATAGTTCCGAACTCTTGTCGAATTTGTGGAATCTTTCTATATAAACTCTGAATATTTCCTATTACGATAGGACTATCAATTTCAAACTTACCACTACCTATAATTCCAGGCGTAAATCCAAATACTTTTTTACATTCAGTTTCCCACTGCTTTCTTAATGATAAAGTATGTGTTACTACTAGCGTCTTTTGACCCAGCTTTCCAGCTATAGCCAAAGCTGTAAATGTCTTACCCCAGCTTACCCATGCGTTAATTATACTACTGTCTTCAATATCGTCATATACAGACTGTTGAGAAGGTCGTAAAGTAAACTTAAATGAGGGAAATTCTACGGGTATATCGGTTCGTTTATCTACTATTTCGTGATCTTCTGGTATTAAATCCATTCTTCCCACAGGTATAGCTATCAACCCTTGTTTAATAAGTGCCATGTTTTTAATTATGATAGGTGGATCTCCATACTTAAAAGAAGGTATAGCATACGTTAGTTCGTCATCTATTTTCTTTTGGGTATGAGGAAGTACTTCTAAGTATATCCTATCACTTATAACTGCTTTCATCTTACCAATGATGGATTATTCCACCAATAATAAAGAAGCATGTTATAAAATTTACAAGTACAATTATACTACGAAGAATCGCTATGCGATCGGCTTCCTTTGCATCATCAGATGCTTTTTCTCCTAGGCTTTTTGCCCATATTTTCCAGAGTGTTCTCATTGTATAATATCATCATAGCCTACAGTATAATAAACCACTAGCTCTTCACCAGCTTTTATAGGTTTAATTGTGTATAGCTCCCGTTGATCTCCATGGTGATAGTGTACATTAGTATTTATGAAACAGTTTGGAACTTCTGAATGGTTTATAAAACCTCCTAAGGGTGTTCTTATCCATTCATGCCTATTACTTTCCCAAACATGCGACACTCCCAAGAATGTGCCTGCTTTTAAATCTTCTTCAGCAAAGAGTCCAAGTCCGTTTACGGAACTAGGTTTTACTCTAAGGTATTCTGGTAAAGGTCTGTAATGGTGTGGTCCAAACTTCATATTATCTAAATGTGTATCTTATCTCTGTTTCTAGTTTATTGTTGTTTTCGTTTTTAAACTCTATCTTTCCTTTGAATGTCCAATTAACTCCATCAAATTTATATCCAAACTCTTGTGTCTCTCCGAGTTCAAGGTACATATTGTTGTCAAATTTATACCCAGCTCTAAAATAGTTTGAATTTTTAATATAGTTATCGTATTGAAACTGTGCTTCATTCTTATACTCTATATAAGGAGCCGCACCTAAATATGGTACTAAAAATCCTGTTAAAATTATTGATTTCACACTTTTCTCCATGTATCTTTTTGTTTATTTTCAGATACTTCATATAGTATCCACGGTATGCCCTCCCTGTAAAGAACTCCTGCCCAAGTGCAAGACTCGGGCAGAGGTCTCTCAAGAGTAAATGGGAAGGGGCAATCCTTTATCCATAGCACGGTGGCTATGACCTTTTTATCTACTCTTAAAATCTTGTGATACTTCAAAGGAATATTATGTTTTTTATCCTTTCTAAAAAAGTATCCTGAATTATCTATGTAATATTTACCCTGATGCTTTAAGTATGAGGGTATATCACTAAGCATATATTTTATAGGATATATACTCTTCATTGGACTCTGTAATCGTCTAATTCCTAGAGTCTTGCCTTTCATGTTTGTGTCATCAAGAACTTGATTCTCTATCCATAAAATGCCATCAGCTAATAGTATTTCGTCTGTGTGTACTGGAAATACGGGAAATTTTAGTTTATCATATATCATACATCTTTTCAAACTTTCCAAAAGAGTAGTCATCTCCAATATCAAAGTCACAACCAACTGGTGTGCCTGGTATACTGAATCCTCTATCTTTTTGTATAAAAAGCTGTAGTTTTTCTGAGTATGCTTCTATTTCACCTTCTGGCACTTCTGCTAGAATGGAGTCATGTACTAAAGCAAATATCTTTGACTTCATATTATTACTTTTAATATAGTCATTCATTTCAATAGCACCAAGTAAATTAATGTCAGAAGCAACAGACTGAACTAAAAAGTTTAGACCAGACCTTACTTCATGACTTTGTATTCCTCTGTTATCAGAATTAACATTAGGTAGTCTTCTTTTTCTGCCTGTAGCACCGTAGATAAAACCATTATCTCTAATAAACTTAGATGATTTATCAATCCAAGCTCTTAGTTTAAAGAACTGTCGGAAGTAATCATCAATAACTTCTTGTGCATTATTGACACTAAAGTGTTTGCCTGAGTCTTGTGTTACCTGTTGAGATATTTTATTTGCACCAGCACCATACATAATACCAAATGTTACAGCTTTAGCAGCCTGTCGTTCAGTTGAATAGTTTACTGTAATATCTTCTACGTCGCCAGGAAGTCCGAAAACTAACTTAGCAATACTACTATGAAAATTACCACCATCTTGGAATACTTTCTGTAAGTTCTTATCATCAGCCAGAACAGCGGCAACATATACTTCGGCAGTTGTCAAATCCATAGCAACAATCTTGTTGCCAGGCTTAGCTTTAATACAACCCTTAACTATAGGATTGTCCCGAGGTATCTGTTGCATATTCATTTTACCACTAGAAGATAGTCTGCCAGAAGTAGTACCATGTAGATTAAACCCTGTGCGTAATCTATCATCACGGTCTAGTTGAGGGTAGATTTTATCTAAGTAAGTATTCTTAATCTTTGATTTCTTTCTAATATCTAGAATATGTTTTGGTATTGCATGTTCTTCTGCTAGTTGTCCTAAGACTTCTGCATCTGTACTATGCGCACCTGTACCCGTTTTCTTTCCTGTAGGCTTGAGACCTACAAAATCAAATAATAACTCTCGTAATTGTACTGTGCTATTAGGGTTAAATTCTTTTGCCTTTACTTGTTCAAATCGTGCTACTTCGTCAAATTCATATAGTTCAGCAACTGCTGAATCAATATCTTCTTGCATAAGAACAGTACCTTTTGCTAATCTATCTTTGTCAAAAGGCACGCCATTGTCCTGTATATCTGTCAACATTCTACAGCCTGGTATCAGTATATTTTCATACACAGACCAGAGCTTAGGGTTTTTCTTGACAGCAGGATATAACTTCTCAAAGACTAATAGTGTTACTACTGCGTCCATCGCAGCATATACTTTCATAACTTCAAAAGGAATACTATCCCATTGAAAGTCATCTTTAAGTATTCTATTTTGTCTCTTATAGTTTGCTATCCAATCATGCATTGGTTTTTCATAATCTCCATAGGGAGTATATTTCAGAGCAAGTTGTTTTAATCCATGTGTACCAGGTACTTCTTCTAAGCAATAGTGTAGAAGCATGGTGTCATGAAACTTTGGAAACTTGAATCCAAAGTGATATTCAAAGAAGGCTAAGTCAAACTTTGCATTATGAAAGACTACTTGTTTTGTATCAAATATCTTTTGCATTAGTTGTTCTACTTCTTCATCTATTATATCTGTGAGTACGTATGCACCCTTATCTTTTTCATAGGATAAACTAAAGCCAATCATATGTCCATCTCTAGGATATAGTCCTGTTGTTTCAGAATCTAGCCCTATAAATTGATTGGGGTGAGCAAGAGCAGCTTCTAGGAACTGCATTGCTTCTGCTTTTGTATCAATCCCTATTGCATTATCTTCTGTTACTTTAGCTACTACTAAATCTCCACTAATAAACTTAGTGATGTTTGCTTTACTCTCATCCCACAAAGGCTTTGCCTCTGGTTTGAAAGAAAGCATGGCAGGGTTAATTACAGGAAGATACTTGTCTTCTACACACCTACCACTATATTCTGTTATTGAATTTATACTTGTAAAGTATTTCAGACTTTCTGAACCTACAAGTATAATCCAATCAAAATCTGCTGTGTTGATTTCTATATCAACATCAGCTTTTAAAATCTTTTTCTTACTACTGTCTGAGCAGAGAGCAAATCTCTCGAACTCAAACGCATTATCAAATCTGTCCGCCCAGTTTGTGCGACTCATCTTTGATTCTATTATTGCTACTTTTGCCATATTTTTCCCATTTATAAACTATATTATATCAAATTTTAACCGCCATGTCAAGAAGAATATAATCTTTCCCTCAAACTGTGTACTTTCACTTCAGCTAGCGCACCTGGGTCTATGTTTGCTCCCAAGTTTACATTTCTACTTACTAGTCCTACTTTTTCCGCCAGTACTTTGACATTCTCTGCGGCTGATTGCCCTGCTTCGTCCCCATCAAAAACTATATCTACTCCATCTATGTTTTGCATTTTCAATATATCTAATTTATCTGCATCTATATTGTTTGTTCCAAAACAACATACTGCATTTGTTAAACCTTTATCATGTAAGTTTATCATATCAAAGATACCTTCTACTAGAATTATCTTTCCTTTGACAGACTTTACATTAGAGGGGAAAAGCGGCATAACGGCTTGGGGAGGATATATTAAATACTTTGGCCTTTCGGTCATAGTCATATGTCTACCATTAAATGCTACTACTTTTCCCGTAATGTCACGGATAGGAAAAACGATCCTGCCGTTGAAACTCCTATCATGATGTAAGAAGGCTTCAAATCTTTTATAGGTTTCGGGTTTAATGCCCCGCCAGTTTCCCACATAAGGTGCGAAACCTTTAGGAAATTCAAAACCAATACTTGAACTTCTTGTTTCCTCTATTTTATCTTTTAACTTTTGTCGTCTTATTTCTAAGAAATTTGCTTCTGCTCCAAAGTGTTTAAAGATGCTACCTCTAAATCCACAAGCAAAACAATGAAAGATGCCTGTAACGTTGTCAACCCTCATACTTGGATTTTTATCATCGTGTTCTGGGTTTAAACAACCTATGACATAGTCTCTACCCGAGACTTTAAAGTCAAGATTTCTTTCTTGTAATAACTCGTCTACTCTCATT